TCCATGATCAATCTTTGTTATGGTTTATGGTACACGGCTTAAAATACTTACATTTTGATCGCAAGCGGCACACCGTATTGGTTCTGGTATTTACCAACAGGCTTGCGTCCCTGGGCAGCGTAATCCTTGTACCCTTTGACGCTCGAATTGACACTTCCGATGGAGGCTTGTCTCATCATGTTAGGAGAGTTGACCGTGCTACGGCTTCGGCTTCGGCTTCTAGAACGAATGGATCCAGACGAGTTCGACCTCGCTCTAAGCACCAGACGATTTTCTGGCTTGGCCTTCTTTTTCATCGTTCGAGTACGCTTGCTAGGGTTTCGCTCCTGGTGCTCCTTAATCTGTTCCAACATACGGTTCAAGCTGTTTGTGATCTGACCATCTTTTCCGGTAAGCTTCTTCTTGAGCTGCTTGATGTTCAGGCCGAGTGTTTTGTTCTGACCCGTCTGGAGGTAAGACGCAAGACGTGATTGCAGACTTGCCTTTGCCGCTGCAACATCCGCGGATTTCTTGCACAAAAACTTTTCGTCGCGCGTATAACCAGGTTTGCACTTGGCCGAAAACTTGCAAGTCTTGGGGTTCAGGTCTTTGTCAGCAGAACACAATTTGTACGCATCCATGTCTTTCGTCATTATACTATAGGTAAATAAAATAATTAAAATTAAAATTGAGGAAAGGTTTACCTTTGGTTTTTTCTAAACCATGGCTCTGATCGGACAACAAATGTACCACCCCGTCTTTAACTTTGAAACTCAGGAATACGAAGATCTTTGCCCTATACCTCCGCGAAAATCAGGCTTTCAATATGTATGTAAATGCAATCATACGACCTTTCATACCATGAGCGAATTCAAACGTCATGTTAAAAACAAGTCGCATGCACGATACATTTCAAACTATCTAGAGAACATGAAAGAGACGGAAGAGTTTGTCTCCTTGATCAAAAAGCAACGCATCGAAATCGGTCTACTACAACAAAAACTCGCTATGTTCACGAAGCCAGTCAAGCCGGTTGTGTCCGAGCTTCTATTTGAGTTGGATTAATATTTAAAGAAACTAGGTTATTTCTCTATAGAATGAGCGACGTTTCCAGTATTGTAAACAGTTCCATCTTTACGCCTAGGACTTCCATCCGTACGGATAAGAACCATATCTTTTTTTACACGGAGGTGGACCGAGACAGCGTACGTGAATTGATCGAGACCATTCGTGAGGTGGAGATCTATTGTACTCAAATGAAGCGCCAAATGAACCTTAAAAAGGTCCCTATTTATCTACACATCAATTCATACGGTGGATGTATTTTTTCCGCTCTTAATGCGATTGACTATATTCAGAGCTGCAAGGTCCCGATTTACACCGTGATTGAGGGTGCCGTTGCGTCAGCGGGTACCATGATCAGCGTCTTTGGTACCAAACGTTACATGCGACCCAACGCACATATGCTCATTCACCAGTTGTCTTCGTCTTGCTGGGGGAAGATGCAAGAGATTGAGGATGAATATTCTAATCTGAAACAACTCATGGTGAAGATCCGGTCTATTTACGCGGAACGAACGACCATTCCGAAGAAACAACTTCGTCGAATGCTAAAACACGATCTGTGGTTTAACGTGGACGAGTGCATCGAAAATGGAATGGTGGATGAGATTTGGACCGATTAGGTTCTACGCGTCTAAGTGTTGGACCGATTAGGTTCTACGCGTCTAAGTGTTGGACCGATTAGGTTCTACGCGTCTAAGTGTTGGATCGAATACAATATAAACACACCACCATAGATAGAGTAGATGGTCACGACACGGCCTAAATCGTTCTTTGATGATGTCATCGATGAAAGCACATCTATTTGTATTTCTTCACCCACTCGGATGAATAAATACATCCCCGGTATTTTAGACACGCGCTTTATGTATGGAAAGGAAAACAAAAAAATGTTATACTTGTGTCATCCAAACGACAAGAACCTTCCTGATTTTTATGTACCCTACCAGATACCTCCTCAATTTGAAAAAAAGAAAATGTGTTATTACGTGACCTTTCAATTTAAACATTGGAACCTACAACAGCCTGTCGGGACCCTTACACAGAATTTCGGATCCATCGACGTCTTGGAACATTCTTATGAATATTTGCTCTATTGTAACTCCTTACAAGGTTCGCTGCAGCTCATGCAGAAAGAAGCCCTCAAACGCATCCCGTCTTTTCAGATTGACTTGCCTTTTCGTGATGCCCGTGTATTTACCATTGATGGTCATGAAACCATGGACCTGGATGATGGTTTCAGTATCGATGCCGAGAAAAAAAGTATTTATATTGCGCTTGTCCCATATGTTCTGGAGAAATTAGAATTGACCGACTGTTTGCTGACCCGTGCGGCCAATGTTTATTTTCCGGATAAGCGCATCAGTATGTTGCACCCCATTGTGGCAAGTTTGTGTTCCTTACACAAGGGATGCGAACGAGCATGTCTCGTGTTGGATCTTTATCATGATGGACGTACCGAGTTTCAAGTGGTCAAAGTAAAGGTGTCTGATAATTTTCATTACGAAGAACCCCGTCTATTGGCAGACCCAGACTATCAAGCGTTTATGAAAGACGGATGGTGTCAAGACAGTCATGAGCTGGTATCCAGTCTGATGCGGTTTTTCAATACACACTGTGGCGTTACTCTAAAGAAGGGTATCCATTTAGATATCAAGAAAACAGACCAGATCTTGGACAAACGGTTTCCTGATTATTTCATGAGCTATTCCGAATATAGCTATACAGGCGAGTATGCACAGACGAGCTCACCTATACGTCGATTGGTCGACATCATGAACATGACCCAATTGTGTATTGAACAAAACCTATATCCATTCCATCCAGAAGTTTGTCTCCGTTTCTACGACAAGCTAGACGAACTCAATCAATGCATGCGTTCGATCAAGCAGATCCAATCCAAGACCAAATGGTTTCATCATCTTTCTACTCATACGGACCAAACCTATGTTGCGATCGTCTATTCCAAAGAAATGTCAAAGAAGGCACGTGATGTATGGACCTATAGAATGTACTTACCTTCGGTTGGGAACATCTGCAACATTCATACATCGAATGAATATGAAATCTTATCCGAAATAAACATTCGTCCCTTTCTCTTCATGGATGAGTACAATCTCAAAAAGAAGGTTCGGTTTCAGATCGAATAAAATATTTATGACTTCAAAAAGTCTAGTGTTAGTCTATATGTTTCCTTACTACGACCGCTACTATCCTTACTGGCCTTATGGTCATCACCATCACCCACATCATGACCATCACGGTCATGGAGGCATTTTCAATAACTTAATTGTCACGGTAGAACCGCGTCATGAATACTATGAACGAGATCATTGTCGGCATCGATGGGATCGTTAAATGATCTCGTTCAGAATAGAATATTTATCATTATAAAACGTCTAGCGGTATTCTACACATGTACCCGTTCCAGAGAGCCTCCCGTTTCAGCCGCCATCAATCCGACATTGTCAATAACTTAATCGTCCATGTCGAATATGAACCTTATGAACGCTACTATGATGTTAGTGGAACCTGCAGATGCCATAGCCCCCGCAGTCGCAGCCCTCGTAGTCGCAGCCCTCGTCGGCGATCATAAATACAAGGAGTCTTGAGTGCATACAAACTTCAGAAGCTGACTGGTGCCCGTTTTCAACAATACACACAGTTCGGGCTTGTCCTCATATGCCCTTTCCAGCTCCCGGGCAATGTTCACCAACTTAAGACAAACCTTAATAAAATCTGCTACAAACAATCCTTTTTCTTGCTTAAAGGTCTCGATCCATTGCACACTCTCCATCTCGTTCGAACAGTTTGACATCCATCCCATCACATACTTGGCCATGTCATATTGCAATTGAACCTCTGTAGAGGGTAAATCCTTTTTGTACTCTTGATCTAAATAATAATGTAGTCTCGACTGAATAAAGGTGTGTTCTTTCACCAAGAACGTGGGATGATACGACTTCAAGGGTTCTTCTACTTTCACCTCGCATAGACAAGACAGTAGTCCAAAGAGGTCAGCACATGTATAACCTTTAAAACAGTTTGTCTCGATACACAGTTCCGTCATGACGAGTGGATGAACCTCATGAATACACGAAGCCTTTGTCTTCTTGTCTTCTACAAATCCATTCTCTTTTAAAATATGATCTAGATCATTCATCTTTGTCTCGACATAGGTAGACGCATAGGTTTCTTCTCCTTGGATACGCTCAATCTCTTTTTCCATCTCTTGCAATTCTTTAAAGATCAAATACTGAGACAAAAATTCAGAGGTTTCCATTTCTTTACATTGTTTCATGGCTTCTTTTTTCTGTTTTGCAGGTAGCATCTCCATCTTATTCCACTTGCTTTGATAAAGAATACAATCCTCTTTTCGTGTAAGATAGGTTCTTTTTTTGTGGTATTGAATGAGTTGGTCTTCGAGCGCGATACGACAGGACAACTCCATTCGATCAATGTCCACCTTCATCAAGCTCTGGTGTGCAATTTTCTTGGCAGTATCCAGATCGGGTTCCTTGAGCAACAAAGCATAATTCATTTTGAACTTTGACTTGATCACCTTGGGTGGCGTAACAAAGAGCTTAACCAGTGAACTTGTCTCGGGTGTCTCATACAGATTGGATACCAAGACAACATGTCCTACCGTATCGATCCCTCGTCTTCCAGCACGACCCGACATCTGAGTAAATTCATGTGGGTACAACATGCGTACACCATGCCCATCGTGTTTATACAAACTAGTAAAACACACCGTCTTGGTTGGCATGTTTAGACCAATCGAAAAGGTCTCCGTTGCAAAGAGGACGGCGATATACTTTTGTTCGTATAAGATCTCTATCATTTCTCGGAAGATGGGCAACATCCCTGCATGATGTACCCCAATCCCTTTCTTTAAAAGAGAGATATAGAAACTGTATTCAGGTAACATCATATATTCTTTCCAATTCTCTAGACGCGTCACAAGAAGTTGCTTGCAGATGGGTTCGATCTGAAAGTCAATCTCTCCCGGGTTAAAGAGAGGCACTTGAATTTCCTTGGCCATCTCCTCCAGCTTTTTCCGAGAGAAGACAAAGAAGAGACAAGGGAACTGTTCTCGCTCACGCAGTTTTTCGCACAACTGATTGAGTACAAATTTCCGAGACACCTCTCCCATGAGCTTATTCATCCGTTTGTTTTTTTCCATGTTCAGCTCATAGAGTTTGTCTTGTTTCAAAAGATCAAATGTGTCTACGAGTGCATTCACTTCCTTTCGTTGTTTTGGATCTTTTAGATTGTCTATTTTTTTAGTAGGACAAGTAAAAAAGGTGGTATAAATCAAGGGAACGACACGTTTGTCTGTGCTACAAATGACCACTTTACGTTGGGTGATCTTTTCGATCCAAGCGGCAAATCCTTCTTTGTCTCCGATCGTAGCCGACAACATCACCATCTGCACTGTTTTCGGCAGACGAATGATCGTATTCTCCCATACCGTACCGCGCTCTTCATCGTCAATGTAATGTACCTCATCAAAGACAACACATCCCAAGTCATTTAATTCAAAGTCTAAATGACTTGCTTCTGGTTGCATAAGCTTGTTTTGTAGAATTTCCGTGGTCATGATCAAGATAGACGCATCCGGATTTTGCTTGTTGTCTCCGGTAAAAATCCCCACTTGTAGATCGGGAAACTTACGCGTAAACTCATTGTATTTTTGGTTGCTCAGTGCCTTGATGGGCGCGGTATAGATCACACGCTTTCCTTGTCCGGTAAAGTACCGTATGGCATGTTCTGCCGGCAAGGTTTTTCCGGATCCTGTATGAGCGGTCACCAACACATGATGACCTTGTTCAATACTCTCCACAGCAAGCTTCTGGAACTCACTTAAAATCATGATACCTAAATATAGCAGATCCCTTTATATGGTAAACGTCGGCAACTATAGAATGGTAAGGAAAATCACAGAGACAGATTTTTCGGCAATCTATGAAGCAGTGCATCTCATAAAGGAAAACGTTGTCATTCTCAAGAAAAGCAAGGACGCGAGAACCAACCGCCTTTTACAGAACGAATTAAAACTATACACCTATCTTCGAGGGTCGGTTCCTATCCCTCGATTAAAAGCATCTGGTCTCATCGGCGATCAAATGTATTTAGTGTTTGAGAAAATGGATCGTACCTTAGATCAATACACTGAACAGGTCTCCGCAAAAGAATTATTTTTGATACTCCAATCCTTACATGAGAAAAGGATTGTGCATCGAGATCTGAAACCAGACAACTTTATCTTTGGGTTCGATGGAAAATGTCATTTATTGGATTTAGGCTTGGCTGCAGTACAGTCGGATAGGAAAGTCAAGGGATTTGTAGGCAATCGACGGTATGCAAGTTATACCTGTTTTGAACAAGAGTATGAATATCGTTACGCGGATGATCTATTGTCTTTGGTCTATGTGTTGGTCGAAAGAAAGTACGGATTTTTGCCATGGGACAAGACGACCCGTCCACGTAAAGATCTTATGCTTGAACCCTTTTATCCAGGTGATCCCTTGTGTAAGGTAGAGCAACTATGTCGCACCCTACCTTATGATCAACTCTATATTCAGATCTTTCAATTG